CCCTTTTTAGAGTAGCCGGTTCTGTTGTTCGTTGGTTACAAAATCGAAATGCTGAAGTTGAAAGTTGTAAACCTGTTGATACATGTGGTGTGTGTGATGATAGGATGGAGATGAATGAATTCAGTGGTCCTGATTATTGTAGGCAATGTGCGGATCAATTGTTAGTTGAAGAAGGCATGTTGAAAATAGGTGATGTACAAAGTCAGGGGTGTTCTGATTCTCAAGCCATGTTTGTCTTGCAGGATGTCATAAGGAAGAATACTTATAGAATGAAGTATGTTGGTGATCGTGAATTATATCTTGGCAACATAACGTTTTTGAAAGGTTGGTCGGCTGTAATGCCCTTCCATTATGTGTGGAGATTGTTGAATGAAAAATGTCTTGTGGGTGAATTGTGGTTATATCAATATGGGAATGAGCCTGTGATTAAATTTCCTGTTCCTCATATATTGCGGATAGATGGAAGTAATACTGGAAATATGGTGAGATTAAAACACTTGAAAGCTGAACCTGGTGATAAAGAACAACAAGATTGTGTGGTAATGTGCCTGCATAGAACTATGTGCCATGCGCATAAAGATCTCTTAAAACATATTGTAACGCAAGAAGATTTAACATCAATAAGGAATGGGATGAGAGGTTCATTAGCCACATTCGCAACTCAACAAGATGGTTCTCATGTACCAACTTATCACACTTTTGGAGAAATTAAAGCGGTTGATCGCGAATTGGAGATAGATTTAAACAGCTCTCATTTTCATGTGCAAAGGGACTATTACTCATATGTAGCAAATACGAGTAACGGTGATTGTGGATCTATGGTTGTGATATATAATAAACGTTTGCAGCGCAAAATAATAGGTATGCATGTTGCTGGTGACGCCCAAATGAATGCTTATGCGTGTAAATTATTCAGAGAACAATTAGATAAAGCATTAGAAACATTAGCATTAAATAATCCAGCAGCGCAGTTTTTATTTGAAATTAATAGCGAAATCAATCCTCTAGCTGATATTGCTATGCCTGAAGGTGTTTTTGTG